GCCGCGGTTGGAACGCACAGCTCAACATTCGAGGCCTTTATGAATATCGACACATCAAGTGGCTCTGCTGCTGAACTTCCTGTTGCGAGCGGAACCAAAGTCTGAACAATAACCACACCCGGTGAAAATGCACCGACTGATCGGTAGTCTTCCACTTGAATGTCAAAATATGGTTGTGGTATTGCATATGGCATCTCAATAATTGCTGGCTCGCTGGTTGATGGATTGATCAGAACATGGGGTAATTGGGAATAAAGCATATGTGCAAATATGTTGCTTGGATCCCCCCCTGTGCCAGGTGTGGCGACTGCAAATCCGCCATTTAGCACTGTGATTGCTCCTGTTACCTGAAAACTCTGATCCTCGTCTCCCAGCGAGGGCAATGCTTTGTAAGCAACCAGCAGCCGTCCTGAGTACTGTGGTCCTCCATTCACACGCAAAATCATCTGCAAATTGCATCGCGCTAGTCGATAATTCGCCAATTTTCGACGAATTGTCGGTTCTTCGAACCACATCTGCCATGGATTAAAATTCTCAGTGAACAACGCGTTTAGCCCCCATTCAAAACGCCCAACCTGGATCTCCCTTTCCAGGAAAGACCCAATTTCATGTGACGCTGTATGTGTGCCAGTCCCTTGCAAATACGGCATGTTAGTGTAGCCCGAGTGTACTCCCAGTGGTTCGCTAAACGATACCACGGGTCCATCATCAGGTTGCATTTCCATTTCCGTATGCCGATCAACGGCTTCAGAATTACGCTTGAACTTCACAGTTTTGACCATTGTGTGCGAGTATGCCTTCTTTATCGCGTGAGCTGTTGGCAATTCGCCCAGTCTCTCCAGACCAAGGTCTTTCAACATCATGAGAGTCTTTTCACGTGTAACTTCAAATTCACTCTCACTGTGGAAAATCACTTCTTTCAGATATGCTTGTAGGGTGCCTAGAAGAACCTCCTTCTCATTAGCTCCCGACGTCTTTACAAACGCCGATAACATCTTCGAATAGGACGACTCTTCGATAGGTCCAACCACATCATCAGTCCAATCGACCTTCGAAAACCTCCTCTTGAGATACGTCACTCCTTCGGTTCCGTATGACATGAGCGGTTGAAATCGACAGGTCGGGATTTCCTTGCTTTCATCTGTGTACTTGACTCCGATTGATCCCATTGCTTTATACATAACAATGTTATCAAACCACGTACACTCAGGTTTGACAGTCACAACTGCGTCATCTCCTGTGAAATTTGGACGAACCATTTCAGAGAACATTGGAATACTCTTCAATCCCTTCGTCAAGGCACCATAATAGTACCCATATCTAAAGTTCAATGAATTGTTTCGATTATTCAAGAAGACGGTCAACAAATTTCCGGATATCATCCAATTGTTCGAGCGCAACAAAATTCCGTTATACTCGATCACTGGACACAACAGCTCCGACAACAGCGACTGGAGAATTATCAGATCACCTTGACTGTAATTT